TCAATAGTGCTTATAGTCGCTTTACCTGTCGGATATTCTTTAATAACTAACTTACCAGGTAAACTAGATACCGTTTTTTCAACGTCTTTTCTATGTTCTTGAATGTTATTTACTGATATATTAGTAAAACAAGCATCATATCTTTTACCAACATATGCTTCACTTAATTCTAATGTATAATGATTAACATTAAAACCAGCTTGTACAGCGGCTGCTCCTAGAGCAATTAGTGACCAGCTCTTACCACCACCTGGTCCTCCAAATATTAGTCCAAAATCACCACCACCTAATCCACCTTGTAGTAACTGGTTAATACCAGGCCAAGGTGTAGCGACTGGATTTCTATATTCTTCACGATATCTATCCTCAACATCTTTTTCATATTCATGACCTAAGTTTTTATCCATACCTGCTTTTAAAGCAGCATCTACTAGGTGACGAATATCATCATACATTCCTGATTGTAATAAATCAACAGATGTTAATAATGCTTTTTTTAATTGTTGGTTCTTACAGAAATTACTAAATTCAGCTTCAACATATTCAGCATCTTCATTTGTTGCTTTATATGCTTCTTTTAATTGTTCTACTACTGTTGTTTTTAAAACATCATTATCAATTTTCTTTACTTCAATATGTAATGTGTCTAATGTTGGTGTAGCATGCCATTTATCAAAATACTTAATAATCATTTCTACTAACCACTGATGTGCTTGATTATCAAAATACTCTGGTGTCACAACATCACGAATATTAAGTAGAAATTTCTTGTTCTTTAAAAGCGAGCTAATTACCTTAGTTTGAAAATTCAAACCATACTGATTCAACTTACTAAATGTAGTCATAACTTATTTTAATTTGTATACTTGAAGATAAGAAAAAATTTCGTTAAGCCAAATCTCTGTGTTAGGAATTGAATTACCTAATCTGTCTTCATTATAAAGCTTTAAAAAATGTAACTTATCTAAGTTGTTAGGTTTGTTTGTTAATACTTGTTCTATTTCTTCTAAACTGTCTTCTGGTAAATCAGGATCAGATAGATCCATTAGTTGTTGGTTAATAAGTAATTGTTTTTTAAAATTAATTATATCACCATATAATCCATGTTCATTAACTAACTCTTCAGATTTAATGAACATGCTTTCTAAAGTAACATTTAAATCACTTTCTAATTCAGGAAATAATTTAAATAACTTTTTAGGTCCTAATCCTTTAACACCAGGTATATTATCAGAATCATCTCCCATTAATATTTTCTTATTAATAAAGTTTTGAGGATATAAACCATACTCTTCCTTTACTAACTTAGGTGTGTAAAATTTCTTTTTAATAGGTGAATACACTGTCACTTTATCATCAATTAATTGCATAAAGTCTTGATCAGCTGACATTATATATACCTCATTATTCATTTTCTTAGTTATATAGCCTATAACATCATCTGCTTCTACTTTATCAATAGATAATAAATCAACAGGTAAACATCTTAGATACTCTATTAAACGTAACATTTGGTTTTCAATAGACGCTGATTCATCTTCTTTACCATCAAATCCATCCCAATTGGTTATACGTTGTAATTTCCTATGTGCTTTATATTCTGGATATAGATTCTTTTTATTAGTAGTGCTACCTGCACCATCAAATATAAGAATAACTCTTGTAGGTTTAATATGACGAATTGCAAAACCAATTGATTTTAAGAATCCAGTGAGCCCACCAATGTGGGCTCCACTTGGATTCATATGGTTGATCATAGCAAAGCTTCTTAAAAACGTATTCATTGAATCTACAAGAAGAACTCTACTGTTTAAATGTAGGGGTTCATCTTTAGTATTCTTTATATTGTCAAGTATGCTCTTAAACGTCTTGTTCATCATCATTATCGATTTCAATCATTGGTGATATTTTACTACTTTCTTCCCACTCACTATTATCTTCAGTAACTTTTATCTCATCAATATTTACTTTTTCTCCAAACCATTCATGAGCATGAGCTGCTTTATAAGCTTTCTCATCATCTTTATCGTCTGGAATAAATCCATGAGGTGTAACAATTACTGTTGATGTGGTAGCGATTCCACAATCAGCATGAATTTTATCGATAGCGATCTTAGTACGTTTAGCAAATTCTACTTTCTTACCCTTATGTTGAGCGTGAATTTTACTTGTACCACTATTTGTAACATTACCAAATGTAATTACAATTGAGGCGTCCCAATACATTGTATTACCACCTTTATTAGTCATACGAGGTTGACTCATAGGAGTTAATGCTGGTTGAACACCTGTTTTATTAATTACAAAGAATGTGTTAGTGAATTGATATGATTCTTTACGTGATAGAGGTATTTTCTGATTTATAAAATTACCAAATTGTGTAGCCATTGCACCTGCATTCCACATCGGGTTATTTTTACCTTGCTCAATACTCATATCACATGGTATAGAACCTACTGAATCCCATAAGAAACATAAGTCATAAGGTAAATTACCTTTCTTTTGTTCATCTAAAATGTCAGCCATAAATGCTGCTACATCTTCAATTGAATTAAGAGTTGATCTATCAACATATAGGAAAAAACCTTTATAATTTGTTACTTCACCTGTATCTTCATCAGGTACTGCTTCACATTGAAAACCCATTTTAGCAGCATGAGCAAAATCCCATTTCATCTCAGTAATGATAAACACCGGTAGAATGCCCATTTTCTGAGCATTCACCGCTGTTTCTATCATTAATGTTGTTTTACCTGTATCTGAGCCGCCTCTAGCTATGGTAATATGTCCCATAGGCACGCCTGGTATTGAGAGAGCGTCTTGTACAGCTGAAGAGAATGGAATCCACTTTTGGGTTTTAAAGTTAGACGATGAGTCTAGCTTTTTAGTTTTCTTGAACTTGTCAAGATCAAATGTACCCTTAATTGCTTGTGATACACTTGCATTTACACTTTTAGCGGATTTTGCCATATTAATTACTTGTTAAAAAGTTCATCAAATTCATCTTCATCAAACCCTTTTTTCTTAGTGTTAAGGGCATAGTTAGCTTTAGGAGCTTCTTGCACTGGTGTTTCAGCAACTTCTTCAGTTGTTTCATCAGCAGTGTCTTCACTTGGTTCTAACCATTCCATCAACATAGTCTTCATTTCATCGAACTCATACTTTTTGTAGAGTGACAAAACATCAGGCTGTTCACTAATCCACTTTTTGATAACTTCATTATCTTCAGACAATGGACTAGTTTTTGGTTTGATACGAATAGATGATTTGTTGAACTTAGTACCTGTAACTTCAGGTCCAACTGTGTCAACTGTTAGATCCCTACCTTCCATAAGATCAGTGTAATCTCCGATGTCCTCATCTTCAGCGATACCTAACAATTCAAGATACATTTCCTTACCAAATTGCCACATACGAACACCTTTGTCTTCTTCGTTGCGTACAATGACAGGAACAAACACCCTCATTTTAGGTTCAATCTTCTTAGCTAACGACCAATTTTCTTTGTCATTAGTCTTACGAAGTTGTTGAGCAAATTCAACAATTGGATCCTTTTCACCAAAGTTAGATAATGCCAACATAGTCTTGTTTCCAATACCATAATGGAACATCACTTCTTTGAACGGATTTGCCTTGTTAAACTTAGATGGAACAATACGAATCACTGATTTACCAACAGGTGGAACCCAGAAATTCTTGGCGCGGTCATCTTTGTTGCCGCCACCTTTACCTTTGTTTTGCAACGATTGCATACGTTGCTTGATAGCTTGTAAATCCATAACTGTTTATTATTTTAGAATTAAATATAAGATAAGTTAAGCCGAAGGCCAAACTTAGAGATTAATAATCTTATAGATAGTTGTTTCCAACTTTCTAAGATCAGGACCATTAGTGAGTAAAATGGTGTTTTTATAATCATTCCATTCTACTTTATAATTAGGATCAGCATAACCATTGTTCAATGTTTTGATTAAAGTATTCAAAGCATTGATTGTATATAATGAGTTTGACTCTTTCTTACGATGTAATAATATAGTATTTGGTAATACAGAAGTTGTGCTCATATTACCTGGATCGATATTATATGTGCATATAAATTCATCACTATCTTTAGACTCTAAAACAAAAATTTTATTGAATAAAATAGTGTAACGAGATGTGATAGTCTCAATTGTTTTTTCTATGTCTTCCTTCTTTGAGAAGGTTGCGAATAACTTGTTTGCCAATTCCTCTATTGTTAAATTCCATGTCATAAATATGTTATTTTTTTATTAAAGCACCATAGTTCTCGCCAATACTCATACGTGTTGGAAATCCATCTGCTTCTAATTCTTGTTTAATTTTTGGTAATAATGTTTTAATATCTTCCTTAGCCACATCCAATAGAATTGAATCGTATGTGTATAATACTATTTTAGTTTTTTTACCTTCTAACAATTTCAATACACGATTTAATGTTAATGTATTATAATATGTTTCGTAGGCCTGAATTAGGTAACTTAATATTTTATTTTTATTTGGATTTTCTATTCTAGTTTTATAGATATTAGTTCCCCATGGTAATTTTAATCTCTTTGTAGAGTTAAATTCTTCCCATTGGTCTTCTAACCATGTACTTAATTTAGCGAAAAATGGGAACCATGCGTATTCATCTCTAATACCACCATATAAGTTTTGGAACATTATTTCTTTAGGTACCTCATCATATGGATCAACTTCAAATTCATATCCTATTGCTTTACCAATGATGCGGGGATGGTAAGCACTGTAATCAAATTCAACAAACATATAATTATTTGGTTCAAATGACTCACGTGCTACACCCTTGGGAAGTGCGGCGAAATTAACGCTATTAAAGGCGTTTGACGGGCGATAAGTTAAATTATATAGATTGTATTGAGTAAAAACTGTATTCCCGTAAATCGAATTATCTTTCCAAGTAGTTTCAAAATGTTTATTGAATTTACGTGGGTCAATACCTATACCATTTTTTTCAATCTGATAGAATACATCAGTGAATATATCATTTAAAAATACATTAGTTATTGCAAATTTAGAAAATAATCCTCTTTCGTGTATATTCTTATGAATATTTTCCCATTTCTCATAATGTTTAGGAATGGGTATTAATGTACTTAATTCTTGTATGTAATATTTTTCACGATTAAAGTCAGTATGTACTTTAGTATCGAATTGTGATTCATCTATGTAACTATGAAAATTTATATCAACCAAGTTATAACCTGGTAGAAAATACAAATGGAATTTTTTGTCTAGAACATAAACTGTATTAATACTAGAAATAAATTTCTTAACTGTTTCCCAATCTAATTTAAATGCTTCGCTATGATCTATTGGTAATATATAACCTTTATATCCATCATGATAATATACTAAACATGGTTTAGTTAAAGACGGATGACGATTGTCATTTGTAGTGATAATGTTAATAAAACATTTATCATGTTCTGGTTTACCTAAGTAATCTAATTGCTCTTTTGTCTCAACTATATAAAACATAACCTTAATTATGCTTTAAATATAGCAAGGTTAGCTTGGCTTACCAAACTGAAGGAGATCTGTCAAATATAAAGACAGATTAGGCATAGTTTTTTCAGCTTCAGACAATGATCTTTTATTACTATCTATAATACCAGATAATATTCTAATATTGTCTCTATAAACATCATATAACGGACCTGTAAGTTTCCAAACTAAATTTATTGATTTATATAATACCTTAGCATCACCATCTTGAATAACAGATATATATTTATCAGACTTAACTTCAATAAAGTCATTTATTTGAGAACTAATAGTTGGTTTTAATATAAAACGAATCATAAAACCATTATCATAATCTGTACTTGTTGGTTGAATAAAGTCAGGTGTTACAACTAATGGAGGTAAGGTTTTAGGATTCAATGAGGCATATTTACTATCAAAAACAATATTAGAACTTGTAGAAGAAGTTGAATTTCTTCTTAATAATTCTACACTATTACTTGTGTATGTTTTTCCTGTATAAGCATTATTATTTTTATCAACAAAGTAAAATCCAACATATGGTTGAAGATTTGATTTAAGAATGAAATCTCCACCATTGGTGTAATCACTAAATAATATATTTGATATTGGTATATACATTTTTAATGAATTGCTGAGAATACTTTATTAGAATTACCAATATCACCAGCTACTGGTTTTAACTCAACAGGTACTGAATCAAAATAATCTCCTACTCCTGTTGAATTTTCACATATATATCTATAACATTGGTTAAATACATCTATATTAGATAATGGTTGTTTATAATTATAAACAGCCTGACCATTTTTATCTTTAGTTTCTTCAAAGAAGAAAGTAAGAGGTTTAATATTAAAATACTTAGCTGAGTTAGGATCACCATTCCAAGAAGTTGTTTTTGAGCCATCCTTAATATAAGAAACATATTCTGGGCTACGTAACATAAAGTTATCTTTTAAAAGTAAAGGTATAGGATTACCTATAGCTTTACGAACATCTATTTTGCTATTAGTTTCTGATAATCGTACTGGATATGATATAAATTTGTTAATTACCTCTTCTAGAGTAGGGAAAGGTACATTAACTACTTGTCCTGTTGATAATTCATATACTGCTCTAACTGAATTATGGAGAGCTTTATCTGAAGCTAGAGCTTCAATAAGTTTAAGTTTATCAGGATCATTTTTATATCTTGTTTTAGCTCTTGGATACCAAATTTTATCAAAATATTCTTGAATATTTGGTGATACCATATACCCAAATTTGTTACCATATTCACTACTTCCAATTACAATTGGATTAACACCAAAAACTTCCTTTTCAAATCCTTTTTCTACACTATCTATTTCATAACCTCCAGCTTCATATGTTCCTGCTCGGTCTGGAACTTTTTGATACATAAAATCATAGGTTCTATATGGGCTTGTAAAAAATCTAACAGCGGCATCATTACCCCATGTATTAGTTTCTCCAATCTCTTTTAAAAAAGGATAATAAACACCCGCTCTATTTTCATAATGAGCGGCCATAGCTTCTCTAGGGGTTGTTTTTCCAAAAGGTTTAGTATCTTTAGAATTATATGCTTTATTATATGATTCATTTTTTATAATATCATAGAAATTAGTATATATATTGGTCATGTAATCAGCAACAACATTCCATAAAATAATATTTTTTTCTCTTGTTTGTTTAACTTGTTGTAAAACAGCTAGTGCTGAACCACCTAATTCATCTTTCTTTACTGCTGGTTTTGGTATTTTCTCATTATCTAATAAACAAATTTGAGTTTTTATAGAAGTTATCCAATCATTATTTTGTAAAGAATGTGATAATCCTGTAATAATAAAACCAATATTACTTTGATGATATCTAGATGGTAATATGCTAGTGTCAACTTTGAAAATTTGTCCTTGAACTAATCCTGATATTCCATCTAATACTATTTCTAATTCAAATGGTATAATAGCTTTAAAGTCTAAATCATCTCTATCAGCTTGAAGTAGGACAGTTTTTTGTAAAGAAGCAGCATTAGATACTTCTTCAGGAGTAGGATATATAATAGAATTTAAACCACCACCAGATGACGCTGGGGTACCTAGACATTTTAGTCCTAAATAGTTTCGTAATGATAGTAGGTTACCAAATGAACTTTTTATTCTATCTGTAGCTGTGGTTTTAGAACTAGCACTATCATCGTATATAACTTTATCAACTAATATTCTATCTCTTAATCCTTTATTAAGTTGATTCTGTGTTGATGAGTATATATCACCAATATTAGCTTTACTTTGAGCTGCTATAGCTATCATACTTGATTGTGACTCAAAAATACGAGATGTTATTTTAACATCACGACATACACTTTTTAATCCTAATAAATCAAGGGTGTATTTTTTACTACCTGCTCCTCTTTCTAAATACTTAACATCAATTATTTGAATAGTACTTTTAGTAGTATGTAATTGAAAATCATTCACACCACCTAAAGATATTGACACTTGATTTAATAAATCTTTTAGAAAATCAATAACAGATACATCAGAATTATTTCCGCCTTTGTTTCTGTATAAGTCAAGTATTTTAGGTATTGATATAAAAACATTTCCGATTCGGCCTAAATTATTACCTGATAAAAACTGTTCATCAGTGACATCTGTATCAGCTGTATTTGAAGTAAGTGTTGAAAATGAGTTTAATGTTTTTGGAAAAGCACCATCACTTCTATCTGTTATCCATGTAGCTTGATCATTATATATAATACATGTTGTTGGATCAATTGATAAAGAATCTACTCCTGCTAAACATGGGGTATTTTTTGGTATTAAAATCTGAGATATTATTTTATTATTTTGATCTTTAAAATTAAAATACAAATTTATGATAGCTATAAGTACATCCATTTGTATATATTCAATACCAATACCATCAACATTACCTTCAGTTAATAAGATTTTACCGTAGTCTTTTGAACTTATTTTTGACTGTAATTCTGTTGAATAGTTTTTACCACTGTAGTCTTTTAAAGCAACTTTAGTTAATCTTGTATTTAAATCATTTAAAAGATCATCTTTAGTTTCTTGTCTAACAGGAGATGAACCTGTAGCGAATTGACCAGCTTGTCCAGCTAAACCTGGATCAGCGCTTAATTCACCTTCATTAATTAATGCTGAATAATTTAGCATTACATTTTCAAATAATGATAAAGGTGGAGCATTCACATTAGTTTTGCTTGTAAAAGAAGGACCATTACTATTTAATTTTAAAGTTGAAATAACTTCACCTCTAGATATTAATACTGTTGTACATTCAAATCCACCATTAGGCATTAATTGCCATGAAAAGTTTTTTACATAACCTAACATAGCATCATAATTAGCATAAGTTTTATCATGTAAAGTATCTATTTTACTATATATTACTTCATCAGAAGTATCATTTCCTTTAGGTTGTAAAATATCTTTATCATAAAAAATATCAATAGTAGGATTAAGAAAATTTTCTATTTTAATATTATCTAAATTAGAAGAGTTTAAATATTGAGACCACCCCCATTCAAGTAAAACAGAGTAACCTGTTCTCATATATAATAACTCTAACTCTTCTAATTGGTGTTTATCCCAAGCGTAAAACTTAATAGTAGCTTCTCTTAATGAGCCATAAGCTGATTTATTATTAACTTGAACAGAAGTTATACCAGGCATTGGTCTATAACCAAGTGGTCTATCTCCCCCAATATCAAGATCAGAAGCATAAGTTGATCCTCTTTGACCAACTCCTGATCTTAAAGTAAATTTGTTTGGTTGAGTTGGATCTTCAAATAATGTACCTCCTTCTAATATATATTTTCTAGCTAGTTCACTACCAAAATATGTTTTACTACCAATTTTTAATCCCGCATTGACTACTTTACCATCTTTTTCAACAGGATTAACAATATCAACAAATGATTGCATTTTTACCCAGGCATTTTTTCCTGTGGTAAATCTTAAAAAATTATCTTTTCTAGGAGTGATGCCAGCGCTATA